GTTAGATAAAATCCACATTCAGCTATCAGCTAGATCCTTGTCAAATATTTGTTCAAGGAGTCTACGTTGAAGACTGATTGGGAATCTATCAGTGGCGGATGATAAGTCCAAAGACCAAAACATATCTTTCGAATCGCTCCAGTTATTACTGGGATCCTGAGTATAAGTCCTATCCTGTGGTAACTTAGTTAATCTAAACATAAGTTTATCATGGATTGGTTTAAGAAATAATTGTGTATAGTAATCTACTATGGCAATTATTCTTAACTTAGCCTCTGGATCATAGATGAACGAGAGTTTACCTAGAATGGTAGGTTTACCATTCAAGTGTTCTCAAGCTCACTTATAGCTTTTCGAAAAATAGTCGATACCAGCTTGGTCAGTCAATTTGAAGATTGCTGCCATCAAGTCATAGGAATAGGAATATAGATATTGCATCGCTGTTAGCGTTGCTTTACCTATAGGTCCAGCCTTGTTTGAGAGATATATCATTGTCTCGTCAAACTCGGGCCTGGTTTCCTTCAACCTATACCTTGAAACGAATTCTTTAATAAAACCAGTGGGTATAATTTTCTTTATTACACCCGGTTTTGTTATCGAATCGTAATCTGGTACGATCTTCTCTCTCTCATTCTTGTTTAGAACAAACGAACGAGACAATGTTACAATTGTTAGGAGTAACTTCTTCTCCGACAATGTACCATTGGCAAGTTCTTTGAGAAAGAGAAGAGCTTTTGGCCACCCTGAGGAATCTATTCCTATTTTAAGCTTATTCACAAGTAGTGGATTACCACACAAATATCTTGTTATGTGGAGTCTCTCTTGCTTGAGAATCTTAATAGTGTGTAGCAAACCATGTTTACTTATACACTTATTAAGGTGTTTAAAATAGGAGGATAGGTAAGATCTTGAATTGATCTCTGGATATAGCGAAGAACACAGTTTAACTGTTATGTTAAATGTTCTTTTGTTCATATCTTTAGATTATTCAAGTGAATACCTCTTAATTGTTGAGCGGAAGTAGCCAACTTCCGTATAGACAATTAATCCTCGTTGAAGAGGGATTGTCAAGAATGACAGAATCCTGACCTGGGATTCTAGTGGGGATGAGTGAGATAATACACTCATCCGGGGTCATACCCAGTAATG